TATTAACTTAGCTCAACTAGTAAGTGTTAAAGTTGAAGGCACACAGTACAATTGGGACAACAAGCAAGACTTATTAATAGAGGTGTAACATGAAAAAACTTATTGCTGCAACATTATTATTAACTGGGTGTCAAATGACACCTCCAACTGACAATGATTATACAACCACTCCACTACCATTTGAAGAAATAAAACAAGTAATACTCCAGGAAGAAAGATACAATTTTTTTGATCCAGAGTCTATTATAATCGACCATGTAAAAACTGTAAATTTACAATGCAGAGAAATGGATGCTAATGGCTTTACAGCAACTCATAATTTACATACAGTTTATATTGTGCGTATTAATGCAAAAAATAGATTAGGTGGTTATACTGGGTGGCAAACACACAAATATACATATTCAAATAATATATTAGTGGAACAAAAGAGCTATTGTGGACCACTAAACAAATAACTCCGGATTAGCATTAACAACAACCCAAGCTTCAGAGATGGAAAGGTCAGGATACAATTCTTTGACCTTTTTCCATTTAGCCCATCTTTCCCTATGAGCCCTAGACATACTTTCCCTATGGGACTCACTCTTTTCCACACCTAGTTTAGCTTCGCTCATCTTTTGCTTTTGTTCTTCAGATTTTGGAATACCCTTAAACTGTTTTGACTTTAATTCGGGTCCTCCAGAAGCAATAAAATCCTTATAACGCTCCTTCGACCACTTGTAACCTTTACGTGGCATAAAATGCTCCTTTTGCTGTTTAGCAGTATTTATCATTTCGGTATTTATAAATAACATAAATATAAGTATGACAACCAAAATAACAACTGAAAACGCAGGTCACTCACATAGTATAAGCAACCCTAATTCGGGCTATACGGATATGGCTAATGGTCATAGACATAAGCTGTCTACAGGATGCTCACGTTGTGATAGAGCCCGCAAAATAGCATTTAGAGGTAGGATGATGACTACTATGAGTAAAGGTCATTTCCACTTCTTCGACCCAAATGGAGCAAATCAATGAGTATATATTCGCCTAACCCGGTTACGGATGATAACACATCTGAAGATGAAACAATTAAAGCTTTGAAGTTTCAACCAACTAAAGACATGAAGCAAGACAAGAATGGTGTTTGGAGATGGAAAGCAGGCACTAAAGATGAGTATGGAAAAAGCATAGCTGGTTCCTTTGTTAAAGGCGCACCATCAGCGAACCCATCAGGACGTAATACAAGAGAGAAAGAAGTATTAGCATTTTGTCAAGAAGCAAGTATGGATATGGCAATGGTACTTTATCAAATGGCTATGGATCCAGAAGAAAATAGCAAAGTTAGAGTTACATGTGCTAATACATTATTAGACAGAGCTTTAGGTAAGCCAAAACAGCAAACTGAAATTATTACTAATAATAATATACAAGACCTAATTCGCCCAATCATCATCCAATCCCAAGTACAACCGGAGCAAGAAAATGAGTAGACCTAAAGCAATCATCTATCAACAATCACCACATGGAAACTATATTGAGCAAATAGTAGGTTGCGAAGGTGTATTTGTTGTGCTTTATGATTTTAAACCATTTCAACTTAGACATTATATGCCAACTACTGATTTTAAGAAATATGGTAGGAGTGTATTTGTAAATAGAGCCCACGCAGATAGATTGGCTAAGCGACTCAATAAACAACACAAGACAGAGGCATTTACAGTTGAACAATTATTATGATGCAACATGGGAAGAACTATTCTTAGAATATATTAAGTGCGATGGTCCACCCAACAAAAAGCGATGGCTCAGAGTGACCCTAGAGAAGCTAAAAAACGCTCAAGAAAATCAGACAAACGGCGATTATACAGCAATAAACACTAGGCTAAAACACCGAAAAGAGCCGTTAACGTAAAACCTATACAAACGGACTGATTATGATAAGAATCCCCCATTTAGCAAGTTTTAACACAAAAGGAATTTCAGCAAACATAGAAAGCTATTGCTTTAAATATAACGTAAGGATCATATTAGAAACTAATAATTCTCCAATAGTATTAATACACGCACATGATTTGGATATTAATTTTAAGCAGACCTTTTATATGGAAGAAAGTTATTTTACGCTCAATGCTTTTGTTGTTACATGGATAAAGAAGAAACTAACACATATACAAAGAGGAACGTCACGTGAACGAAGGAGTATTTAATCCACACTACTGGCAAGGAGAAATACTACTTGATAAAACACCACGGAAAGTAGTATTAACTGGTCGTCAAAGTGGCAAGACTACCTTACTTAAAAGTATCATCTATAAAGCATCATTAGAAAAGGCACAACAAGATATACTTGTGTTAGCATCAACACATGGTCAAGTCAAGGAGTTATTGTGGAGACCATTTACTAATGCAATGGAAGCATTGTTTCCAAAAGAACTAGTAGCACAACAAAACAATCAGGATATGACTATTGAGTTAATTAATGGTTCTCGTATTACTTTTAAAGGAACTGAAAACTATGAAAGTCTATTAGGTCGTACTGTGGACCTTGTTATTTTTGATGAGTGGCAATCCCATAAAGAAGAAGTATGGACTTACATTGAACCAATGTTAGCAGCAAAACAAGGTAATGCAATTTTTACTGGCACAGCTCGTAAAGGTAATCACATTATGAAGTTCTTCGATTTTGCATTAGAAAGCATATACTGGAAAAGCTGGAGAATTACTACACCAGAAAGTGGTAGCCCAGCAGGTACAAAACATGCTATTGAGTTGGCAAAGGCAAGTATGTCAACTGAGCAATTTTTACAAGAGTATATGTGTGTACCCATGTCTGGAGAAGGACTAGTATATCCTAAGTTCAGTAATGAAAATATAACAGACTGTCAAGAAGTAATATCCAAGTTAAAGAATGATACATTACATATTGGAGTCGACTTTAACATTTCAGACATGAACGCGGTAATATGTGTACGCGACAAACAAGTGCTAACAGTCATAGATGAAATAAGACTCAGACATGCTAACTCAAACACATATTCGATGGTACAAGAAATACGCAGACGCTATCCAGATAGAAACATAATATTATATCCAGATGCAACAGGTCGTAACAGAAGCACTAACACAGTAGATCCACAAAACACAAACCATACTATACTACGACAAGCAGGGTTTCCACTAAAGTTCGACCACTCTGGTAATCCGCCCATCGAAGACAGAACCATCTTAGTTAATACTAAGATACAAACAGCAGATGGAACAAGAACACTTTACGTAGATAACAAATGTAAAAATTTAATATACGCATTGCAAACTAGAACATACAAAGATGGTAAACCCATAAAAGATAACGTAACAGATCATGGTTGTGACTGTTTGGATTATGTGCTATGGCATTTGTTTAATACTAGGAATAAAATGAGAAGTGGTGTAATGTGATAAATAAAACAATAATGTGGGAAAAGATAAATGTCAACAACTAATTTTAATGGATTGGAAAATAACCTAGCTACCAAAGATCCAAATTTCCGCTCTTTAGAAGAAAAGTGGGATATGGTCGATTCCTTATGGGGCGGCACTGATGAAATGCGAGCCGCTGGTCAGAGATATTTACCAAAAGCAACAAACGAACGAGACGTTGACTATGCAAATCGCTTATCGCACTCAACGTTATTTAATTTTTATAAACAGACATTACTTAATGCTGTTTTCCATCTTACTGCTAATGGAGTACAGTTTTCAAATACTAATCCGTTAATGGAAGATTTTATGAACAATGTTGACTTAGAAGGTCGTGACATTGAACAATTTACACATGACGTATTAGGTAATTCCATACATTATGGAATAACATACGTAATGGTTGACTTTACTGCAACAGACATAAACTCAGAACAAGAAGATAGTATTGCAGGTGAAGACAGGCCGTATTGGGTAGAAATAAAACCAACTCAGGTAATGAGCTTTAGAAGTGTACGTTATCAAGGTTCGGAAGTTCTTTCTTACTTTAGATTTTTAGAAACCATCAACGACGATGGTTCAGACCCAAGTGGATACACATCATTCGAAAGTTTTAACTCACAAAAGTTTTCCGATCAAATAAGAGAATATTTTTTAGATTTATCAAACCCATTAACTCCAGTAGTTAACTGGCGTGTATGGAGACGTAGCGAAGAAAACGCTATGTTTTCCACAAAAGGCGAACAGTGGGTATTGTGGGATGAAGGTACAATGGATGGTGTTGAACGTATTCCAATTATTCCAGTATATAGTAATAGAACAGCATTTTATTTAGGCGAACCAACTTTTGGCAATTTAGCAGAACTTAATGTTAGACATTGGCAGTCATATTCAGACCAAGCCAACTTATTACATTATGCACGTTTTCCAATTTTGTTTGCAACAGGCATAGATGAAACAGACCAGAATGGCGTACCAAAAGAAATTGAAATTGGAGCCAACACAGTACAATACACATCAAACCCAAATGCAGATTTAAAGTTTGTTGAACACTCAGGTAAAGCAGTAGAAAGTGGTTGGAAGGACATAGACGTATTAGTACAAGAAATGCAAAAGTTCGGAGTAGAACCATCTATGGAGTCTACTGGTAATGTTACTGCAACTGAATCAGCTATCCACGCAGCCAGAATGCAAAATCTATTAAAGTCAATAGGCAATAAATATGAAACAGCACTAACGCAAATATTCGCGTTAACTGCTTTATATTATGGAACAGATAACATTCCTATCCCAACACTGACACCAGACATTATGGGATCAGATAACACAACCGGAGCAAACGATGAGTCAAGAACACGAACATGAACAAGACGTTAATGCAGCACCAGTCGAGCAAGAAGAAAATCAACTAGACAGAGAAGTGATTGCGTTAAAGAATAAGAATCAAGAATTACTTAGCGACTTAGCTAAGATGAAACAGTTTAGAAAGACTATAGATGAATTAGGTGGACTAGATACATTTAAAGAAATAGTAACTAAACAGAAAGAAGCAAAATTAAAACAAGTAGAAGATAGTGGCGATATGGCTGCTATTAAAAAACAGTATCAAGATGAAGTTGCACAATTGAAAACTCAATTGGACAATTTAAATAAAGATAGATTGAATACTAAAGTAGAAGATCAACTACGTCAGGCAGTTCAAGAAGCAGGAGGCATTTTTGAACTTGTTGCACCAGCTATGAAGAAACATGTACATGCTGAAATGACAGAAGATGGTCTTAACTTAGAAGTATTAGATGAAACAGGGCACCTTTGGATTAAAGATGGACGAGATGCCAAATTATCAGACCTAGTGGAAAAATTACGTGCAGACACAATTTATTCCAAAGCATTTGATAAGGCAATGGCTGTTAAAACTGGTAGTGGTGCTACCAATTCGCGCAGACGCCCAGAAGTAAATCCATGGTTATCCGAATCGAAAGATTTAGAAGTGCAAACAAAGATTTGGCTAGACAACCCAGATAAGGCACGTAGAATGATGCAAGAAGCTGGAGTTGAAATTGTCAGACGTTAAAAGTGGTAGTGCCACTCTAAATAAGTTTATCGAGACTTGTGGTCTCCTATAATTCAGTTGTGCTGAAATTATTGAAAACATCAAAATAAAATTAGACATAACCAACAATAAAGGAGAACATTATGTCAACAAGATTATCGGACGTTATCGTCCCAGAAGTATTCAGCCCATACATTAAAGAAATGGCTAATACTACATCAAGACTTATCGCATCAGGCGCAGTAGTTATGGATGGCGCTTTAAGTGCATTCTTATCAGGCGGTGGTGACTCTATCAACGTACCAGGATGGAAAAGCAAAGACGGTGTTATTTTTAACGCTGACAATGATGATCCAACTGCTATGGTGGTTGCTGATAAAGTTACTGCTGGCGTGCAAATTGCAAAGCGTATGAACCAAAACTACCACGTAGGTGCTGGTCGCTTTACAACTGCATTAGCTGGATCAAGCCCACTTGCATCTGTTGCAAGCGAAGCAGCTAACATTTATCAAGCAAACAGACAAGGTCACCTACTTTCAGCTTTAAACGGCTTATTTGCTGGTCCACTTGCATTGCAAACTGTGACTGGTGCAGATTGGTCGAGTGACTTACTAGTTGATGCTGAAAGCATGTTTGCTGACTTTACTACTGGTACTGGTTTAATTATAGCTAGCCCAGCAGTGTTTACTGCAATGCGTAAAGAGAACCTAATTTCGTATCGCCCACTAAGTGAGCAAATCATCAACTTCCCAGACTACTTAGGTTATGGTGTGTTGGTTGATGCTACTGTTGATGGTGCATACGTTATGAAGCCTGGCGCAATCAAAATGGGTACTGGTACAGTATTTGCTGACACTTATGAAGCACAGCAAGCTGGTAACGGTGCTGGTATT